GCGAGGTATAGCGTATATGCCAGCCGAGAACTGCTCACTTCCTTGGGTAAGGAATCTGAGCAACTCAGCCCAGCCATGAGGATGCCGACAAGAAAGGTCCAATTGGACCTTTTTTGCTTTTATGCAGTATACGTAATGCTCGAAGCGGAATAAATTCCGATTATAGCGTTTTCGCACTGCAGGCATCTCTGACGGTTCGAAGCATAAGCAAGGGAAGCCAAGGCCTCCCTCGTTTATCATTTGATCATCGACCTTGCGGTCGTTTCTCAGATGCTGATCGAAGAGATCAGACCACTTAGCCAAGAGTTCTTTCGGGATTTCCGGGAACATGCCCTTATGGGGTATGGGTCCGTACGTCTCCGTTAGTAACTTAGCTAGGAGGTTTGCTGTCGAACTGTATCCACGCATCCACAATGAGTTACAGTAACTCACGTAGGACACGTAGACGCTGGCACTACGGGATGTGTCCCAAACTGTCTTTAATCGGACAGGTTGGACTTCGACGCCTTTATAAGCGTCGATGCCGCAGGATTCTCTAAAGAATCCTGTTTGGAATGACTTAGTTTTGTTGACCAAAAGGCCAACCGATTCTAGGGCATTGATAACGTCAGTAGCATTTTGTGCTTCGGTTATCACATCATCTCCGTACACGTATACACCGCCTCTTGCCCTTAAAGGGTTCGAGTCGGAATATATCCTCATCAAACACGCAGTCGAAAGGGCCCAGATCGTTAACGCCATAACAGGGAAGCATAAACAGCTTCCCATTGGCGCGAACTTTCTGAGCTTGAATGACTCTCCGTTAGGGAGAAGCGTATGTGATGAACGAGCTGCGACCAGAGCACGTAACACGTGTTCTGGGAATAACTCACTGACCAACTGCAAGGATACTCGGTCACTAGCCTCTTTCAAGTCTAGTGTAGCGAGCCGTCCATCTTTGCTTGCCAAAAGGGCTAAGCAACGATTTACCGATTGATCAGTGAAGTTCACATACCCTCGTGTGAGGTTGTGAGCTTCAATGTGAGTGACCAGAGCCCTGCCTAAACCTTGTTGGATCCACTGGATTTCCAGTGGTTCACATGATATAAGGCGAGGACCTCTACTGTCTTTCGGGACGAGGCAAACTTTTGCCTCACCTGAGGGTCGGTCTTCCATTTGGAAGAGCCACTCCATCTCGTCTACCAGATGACTAGTACCCACGTAAAAATACGTGCTATAAGGATAAACGGCATCAAGCGTCTTAAAGAAACGCTTGAATACCATTTTCTGATAGGGTTTTTCACCGGTGCTAACTGTTCCTGGTCCATGACGAGGAGTTATACTAAGCGGATCAAAGTTGCACAATAACCTCGTTAAGAGGCGTCTTGCAACAACTTTGAGAGCATCAGTATCTGGCTTTGCTGCTGTGCTTGAAGCACAGACATCTGGGCCAGAATGATGTTCGTCCGCTCGTTGGCATCCTGCAGACTTAGGTAAAACGTCGATTCCGGATCCAATATCTGAGTAGATATCAGGTCCAGAAAAGACGTTATTGAAGGACTCCCCGAATCCCAGTCTTCCGCCATCGCGATTTGATCGTAATGGTAGTTGGTCTGGTCTTTGAGGTTCCCCGCAATAACCTTCGTGTAAGGAAGTTCCCTCTTCAGCAGTGATGCTGTCGGGGGTATTCCACGCAAGAGGCTCTGGGAGGCTGCTATCGACTTTTGTAAAGTCGACAACAGTTTTTTCTTCGAGCTTTTTGTCATAAGGCAGTTCGTATTTGTAAAACAAATCAAGGACTTGTCTTAGCAAACGGATGCTCATCACACAGGGATCAGGTAGAACCCACCCGTTGGAGTCAAACACGCGTAAGAACAATTCACCGAATAATTTCGGCAATTGAGTACCGTCGATTCTTTCGAATCGGCAGCAGTCTAACGCAACTTGACCAGATAGAGCTTGATCTAAGCTTTTTCTGAGACGGGGTAAGGTTTTCGTAAGAAAACCTATACCTTCAGAGCTAAGGCGCTTATTAATCTTTCGAATAGTAAGCGTTGACGCTTTGAATGGGAACCAACCAGGGTAACGAGCGCTGACATCAGCTACAATTGTAGCGATGACATTGTTTGTCATTACTAGACTATTATTTCCCGACATAAGTAGGGGAATTCTAGTCTATGCTACAATCGGAACTGACCAAAGGGGGAGCCTAAAGGTTTAACCTCTAGACTCCCTTGAGATGCTACTTCAATATCGCATTTGTAACAACAGGTGCGATAATGGTAGATACCGTATTAGACCCTTCATAATGAAAATCAAGAGACGAACGGGATTTTAACCCCGCGCATCCTTGGTTAAGCATTAAAAGAAGGAGAATAATACTAAGGAAAGCAATTAAAATTAATTGCTTTAGGAGATGTACTGGTAGGGACATCATCGTATACTTTTCTCACAATTAAGTGGGAGAGTCATTTAAGACTCCAGGTTAACGATTTTGTCTTGATACCCAGACGCAGAAAGAAAATTCTGCAGCTGCTTAAGTACATTCTTCACGGCCGTAGGATCTGCCTGTTGGCGTGGAATAACCACAACCAATTGAACAGATATAACGCCTCTTGTTCCAGCCGCATCTTCGACAGTAGTGTCGAACCTCACCAATGAACGGGATTGAGTCCCATCCTTGGAGAGTTGATGCGAAATGGTAAGAAGCTCCGGGTCGTCCAATGTCGCGTTCGCCACTCGGCGAACACGACGGTAGTCTCCAGTAACCACAGTCGAATAGACGTGGTTAGCGGGGACAGCATCGGCTAGTGTCAGTTCTTCAGTAAACATAGAACAAACGTTTGCATTTGGTCAGCCACACAAGATGACAACAGGTCATCGTGTGCCGCTCCAGAGGCTTCCCAGAAGGGACGCCGCTAGAGTAATCTCCGTAGTGGAGAGGCCGGTCATTTGAACGGACGTAAACAAGTCCGGGATCGTGTTTCGACGCACAAAAACGTCGCGATCACGACTCTCGAACAAGGTATCTGTACCAGACCATTGATAGGTCGCCTGCCCAGCTAAGCGGTGTGCTTGATATGGAGAAATCCATATTTCGTCACGCAGCGTATACTTGACAGAATGACAGAAACCTTCTATGTTTACTATCGGGCTCAGTAAGTTCCCCTTATAGCTATCAATTGTTTTGCCAACATTGGCAACCCAATCGACAACAAAGGAGAACGGTATTGCATTCCATATGATGGCTGGGTTGAAGTTGACGCCAAAGGCGTCTAATCTCCCTAGTACTTGAGCATGCTCTCGTACCCATCTGGGTAGGTGGTAGTTGTACCGCATCGTAGCGGTATATTCTACCCCCGAAACAAGTCTCGTAAGAGACTTGTTACAATACCAATTCTGAGTCCCACTCCATGGGCCGTTTGGTAGGTCATCTAACCCGACGATTAACTCGTCAGGTAATGATCTTTTCCAATGAGACGTGTGGATTTGATCCGCACGCTTTAACAGGTTATCAATCTGTTTATCGGCACTGGATATAGCGCGGAGAACCGCGCGTAGGTCGGACACTAACGGTCTAACAGCGAACATATAGTTCAAATGTTGGCCCGTCGCAACCGCAACTAACTGCTTTAAGGAGAGGTTACGATATCTCTTCTGACGTAGCAACGAACGAAGAAGCTCGAATTGACTCATAAAAGAGTTCAAAGAAGCTTTCGTTTGCTTTACAAGTTTAGGCAAGTGCTTAAAGTCTTTCAATTCCAACAAGGAATTTATGACTGAAAGCTCTGCTTTAACTTGAGGCCACATAGCAGTTACTGCTTCGCCGGACAGAGAACTGGGAACTTCCCAATCCTCGAATTCGACGGACAGCGTGTTGTGATTGAACAAACTAGCGGAGGGGAACTGGAGATGAGAATGTGGACCAAGGGTGCGAAAGCTCCCTTGAAACGCAAGCTCAAACTCTGGAACTGCATTTTGTCGGAAACAACTAACGAATACACCGTTACTTTCTTCAAGTTCGGTGTTAATCGAGTAGTTGTAATGGATACAGTCATTATAATGACCAAACCCATGTCCTTCATCATACATTTTGGAGTAGGACCTTGTAAATGGCCCTATAGTCCTTAAATCCTCAGTCGGGCGTATTGAAGCGCCTAAATTGAGGAACTGGGGACCTTCAGTAAAAGAATTACTGACTTCAAAACTCTCAGATGTGCTAGATGTTTCTCGTGTTCGATACATAGTTCAGCGTAGTTGTTACCTGGGATAAAACCCAAGGGAAGCCCATTCGGGC